GATGTAAAAGAACTAAGAAGTGTAGTTAATAATGTTCAAGAATTAGAGAAGGCTATTGAAAACGCTGCGGATAACACTGAAAATTCAGAAATTAAAAATAGACTCGAACAATATTTTCAAGATTTACAAAGAGCTATCGAGGATGATACTATATTCTTATTTTTGATAGATAACTACGAAAGAGCGAAAAAATTCCAGACTAGAAATACTGCTTGGAATTATTCTTTATTAAATTCACTTATTATTACAGTTGCTGACCCTACTGCATCTTTGGCTGGACCAAAAGATTATTGGGAGGGAGTTGGTTATAAAATTAAGGATGAATTTACTAAAAATGGAATTGTAATTACTAAACCTAAATCTTCATTACAAACTAAAGGAAAATCTGATATTCCACAAAAGGTTAAATGGGCGAAAGAAAATCCGGATGTAATTAGGGATTTTTTACAAGATCAAGGATATTCTATGAATGAACCGATTGAAGGTAAAGAATATCAATTAGCAAAATATATAACTTCAAAAGGTCTTTATGGTAGAAGAACTGGTGGCTTTGAAACTGCGATGGTTTATACTAATAACATGGTTGAGGCTATTCCGGGAAGAGAAATAATAGAACCGGAAGGAGATGCAGATTATAATGTTTTAGAAAAGGATTATGAACAAAATTTGACTCCCTTGTTTAATGCCATTCTTACTGTATGTGAAAAAACTGGCACATTTATACCTGAGCCTTTAAAGCAAAATAAAGAAGATTTAAAAAATTTCAATAGAGTTGTTTCTGCGTTAGCAAAGAAAATGCTGGCAGAAAGTTATGGTGGTGAAGCTAAAGTAAAACCTGAAGATCGTGAGCAATTAGAAGTTAGAACTGAAAGTGTTGCTCAAATCATTAAGAATCATTATGGAATTCAATCTGAGGCTAGTAAATACAATATTGCTGCTTTAGGTGCAGACAGAGAATCTTTAGAAAGAAGTAAATCTAAAATATTGAACACAGCTGATAAACTAATCAATCAAATTGATTCTGAATTAAAAAATAATATTCAAGAGAGCAAGATTAGAAAGATTGTATCAAAATTAATACGAGAGAATTTCAGTAAATAAAGAAATCATCATCATAATAAGTTCTAAATTTTTTCTTTCTTTTATAACCACATCTTGCACAAATAGATTCTTCAGAATCTTTATGGAATCTTACGGTTCCAAATTTATGACCTTTGTACCAACAGAAAATAAGAAATTTTATTTGGTTATATATTTTACGCATTTATTTTCTGTTCTAAATATTTTAATAAAATTTTGAAGCTGAAATTATTCTCTATATAAACCATATAGAGATTAATTAAATCAAAATGACTATTTGTATCAGGACATAATCCAACTAAATGAAGTAAAAAATCCATTATTTTTTTTGTATTTCTAAATTTTTCTTATCTACTCGGATAAGTGAATTTTCATGAATAATTAGACAATAAGAATCAAATTCTTTTTGAATTTCAACAAATTCACCTTTTTTCAGTCCGAGAAGTGGGTATTTTACTTTTGCTTTCATTTTGTTTTGTTTTGTTTTTTGAATTAAAACGTTTTTCAACAGAATTAGTTACAAATTTAAACACTTTTTTTGAATTTAAAGTCAAAAACCCTGAATTTAACTGTAATTTTTTAAATTTAATAATTTCGCGGACAATTTCAACCCCTTTTTTGGAATTATGCTCATAAAAAAAATTATTTTTTTTTCCTAACCCAGTTCTAACTTTTGGAACATAATCGTTATCAATATAATGTTCGACTAATTTTTTGCTGAATTCGTCCAAATTATTATAAAATTCTTTTATAACACTTTTCTGCATGTATTAAAATTATAAAATAAAAAGTTTATTTCAAACTATTTATAAATTAGAAATAATTAAAATTTATCATGGGAAATACAGCAGCTAATTATCAAGCAATTCCATTGTTAACCAACGGAAATTACAATTTTTATCCGTTCGATTCTACTGGCTATAGAACAGGAACTACTGTTCATCAGTTGTTTTGTTTGACCGCAGGATCTATAGTCATTTATCCATTGAATGGTCCATCATTTACTTGGACTCCAACGGTTAATAGTACATCTATAGATATTTTAGTATCAGGGGTAACAGTTTCTTCTGGAACTTGGGTAGCTTTCAAATCAAAATATGACACAAATCCTTTCTATAGTAAAGGTGCTAATCAATAATTTAAATTTAAATGTCTGATTGTGTATTTAATTGTCTGAGTGGAACTTCTGAAACTGATAAACAGGAGTTATTCTATATGATTCGTCAAGAACTTGGAGAACCAGTTGTCCAAGTTGAATTGGCTGATTCACAATTAGAAGTTGCTTTTTGTAAATCCATCAGAGAATATTCTACTTTTATAAATAATTGGTCTTTAGAGAACAGAATGTCGCAGATGTTAGGTTTGCCAAAAGACATTGATTTTACATTAAAATACGTTTCAAATAATTTTTCTTTTGAAAGATCTTTTTCTAAAGCTTATTCTGAGCAAGCTGGAGCTGGTTCTGACTCAATTAGAGAAATGAAAACAGCTTCAATTACTCTTTCTGCTGGCACACAAGATTATTTTATACCAGCTGGAAGAGAAATAAATGAAATTTTATGGTTTACGCCATCAATGATTAATTTATTTGGTCTTGATGCGTTTTCGAATTCAAATATTGCATTTACAGAATTTGGTGCATCATTCGCTGGTCATAGTTTATATTATATTATGCCAGTTTTTGATACTTTATTAACATCTACATCAGCAAAAGTTAGAAATAAAGTTAGATCTGCTGAATATTCTTATAGAATTACTGGTGCTGCTAATGGAACAAAAAGGTTAAGTTTATATCCAATACCAAATAATACGGGCAATACTGTTTATGGTATTACTGGTGGTGTTGGTGGTCAAACTCCCGGAACTGTATTTTATCGTTATTATGATGAAATAGGTCAAGCTGGTAACTGGTCTTACAGTGGTTATTCTGCTAATCCAAATTATACAGGAGGAACAGGATCTCAAGGAAATGGGTTAGTATCCGGTCCTGCTGATGCAAGATTAGAATTTTTAACTTATGATGAATTAAATTCAAATGGTAAATATTGGGTTCAAAGGTATGCTCTAGCAATATCGATGAGAATTTTAGGTTTATCAATTAGAGGTAAATTTGGAGGAAATTTACCAATTCCAGATGCCGAATTAACTTTAAACAGTTCCGATCTTTTATCAACTGCTAAAGATGATATGGCTAATTTGAAAGAAGAAATTAAAACTCAATTAGAAAAATTAAATTTCAAAGCATTGCTTGAAAATAATTCTTCTATGCAAGAAAATATAAATAAAACACTATCCTACAATATGTTAGGAATTTACATAGGTTAATAAATGGCAGATTTACCATCAAATAATAACGAACTCAGAAACGAGAGGGTACCCAAACCAGAGGAGGCTAAGGAATTAGACGTAAACAAAAAAGGTATAAGATTATTTTTTGGAGAAAAAGAAAGACGTTTATTAGATGGGATGGGTAGGGAAATTGTAAATGATATTTTATTAGAAAGTTTTCTACTTTATAGAATTGATTATCGAACTACCAAAACACATAGAGTTTACGGTGAGGCAAAACAAAAAGTTTATGAAGCACCTATTGAAATTTTCGGAAGAGTAACAGTCGAAACAGATTCTCCAAGTTATTTTGCTCCGGGTGGATTAATTAGAGAAGGTTTAGGCAAGTTTACAGCACATGTGTATTTGACTCACTTAGAGGAAATTAACGCTACTATTCGTATGGGTGATTTTATATATCACAAAGGAAACTACTATGAGATTATTGATAACGGTGCGTCAGATATTAATAATAAATACGCTTTTGGATCAGATAAATTCTTCTATATAACAATAAAAGGAGTCGAGGTTAACTCTGACGTATTCCAAGCCCGTTAAACAATCACTTTGTTTTTTATAATTTTTTATAATAAATTTGACAGTTTTCATACTGTCAGTTGGCAAATACTATTAAAATAAATAGAGGGCTAGTTACAATACTAGCTAAGGATAACCAATGGTTAAAAGCCATTAGTGTATTCTATTCTCTTAAATTTTTATATTCTGGAGGAATTATTTTAGATATTACTAAAAGATATAGTTTTTTTGCTAATAAATTAGGGATTTCTGAATCAAATTTAAGATCAAAAGTCAAATTCCTAATTAAAAACGGTTTAATTGAGAAAAAAAATAATAATTTATATTTCTCTAGTTTCAATAAAATTAAAGAAAAATTTAAGATTAAAACCCAAAAGGGGTATAAGTTAGCGTATAAAAATCCGAAAGAGCTGGAAGTTATTTTGAAAACTCTGGTTTTGGAAGAAAATTTACATACACAGGAATTTAAGTTAAAAGAGAAAATATTATCTGAAGAATTAAAGAAGTTCGGCAAAATTGAGGCAAAGTCCACACGGAAAAAAATTAAGAGGTATTTGAGAAAATATCTTAGTCATTTGACTGAAAAATATAAAAAGCGTGAACTTCAAAATTCTAATGATAATTTATTACGGAATAAAAGAATTAATACAGATCTGACTTTATCTAGAAATAAAATAGCTAATAGTTTTGGCAGGAAGTCTAAATCCACTGGAAGTCGGTTTATAGATAAAGCTAAATCACTAGGTTTAGTTTTAGAGGATAAAAAGAGAGTAGAGAAAGTTAGATCTAACGTTAGTTATAAAATTATAAGATATATGGAATTAGACTCCTCCTATTTCATATTTAAAAATAATCTTTACAAAAGAATGTCAAATGAATTAACCTTTATCAATTTCATTGCCTAAAGTAGGTTGCATTTTTTAGAAATAGTGTTTTTTTATTAAATTATTTCTTCTATTTATAGATATAAAAATCACATGTCTATAACTAGAAATATTGATAATTTTTTAAATCAAAGCTTTAGAAATTTTGATTATCTTCCACAAAGGCTTCTTTTGGAAGATATGGATGATGGTCTAATATCTTTTATTCGTTCATTAGAAATTTCTGTTATTGATGAAAGGGCTAATACAAGAGCTGTTCCTGTCATATTTTTGACTCAAGAACGATGGGCTGAATTCAGGAATAATTTTAAATATCTTAGAGATGAAGCTGGGCAGGAAATTACGATGCCTTTTATGACTTTAAGGAGAAAATCCGTTAAACCGGGTGAAAATCCTTTAAAACGTTCAACTATACCCAAAAAAAAGAAATTTACTTTTTTGAAGGTAGCGAACTTTGATGGTCTAATTAAGGGATATGATATTTATAAAGTTCCTCAACCTCCAAGGGTAGATATTGAATATGAATTAAGATTTTTTTCTCATTACATGGAAGATACTAATGTATATTATGAGGAAATAATTGCGAATACATTTTCTGACAAAGAAGCATACATAAACATTAATGGTTATCCTCTTTTCACCGAAATGAGTGATCCTTCGGAAGAAAATACTGTAGATGACATAGAAGCAGATAGAAGGTTTAGCGTTGTTGTTCCTATGACTTTACATGGTAAAATTGTGGATCCTAGATTGTGGGAAAAAGTCCAAGCAATCAACAAGATTCGTATTGATATAAGTGAAAGTGGTGGTAGTTCTTCTTTGAATAACCCAAATCCGATGATTGGTACTGTAAATGATTTCGTGGTCAATGGATATGTAGATGATTATTTAGAATAAATTAAAATAAAAAAAATAAATGGGATTAGTATTAAGATCAGTTAAAGGTTCAAAACTTACCATATCCGAAATGGATGGTAATTTGACATACTTACAATCGTTATCAGGAGCAAGTTCTGGTGGAACAACAAATCCAGCAGGTAATAATTCAGAGGTTCAGTTCAATGATAATAATAGTTTTGGTGCAAGTTCAAATTTTACATTTGATTCAATATCTAATATTTTAAACTTAAGTGGGGATGTTTATGCAAATTCATTCTATGGAGATGGAAGTAATTTGACTGGAATTATTTCTGTAGGTAGTATAGTTAGTGTTACATATGATGAATTATATAATTATTACACAGGTAGTACATTAAGTGCTGGAACTAATTATTTAATTACTGATTTCCAGACTTGTTATGATCAACCAGATTTTGATAACATGGGAAATGCAATTACATCAGGAAATTATAAAACCGGAAATACTGAACCATTAATAGTGTTAGCTATTTCAGGAAATGCAATTTCTTCAAATGTTTATTCTCCAACGTTTCCAAATCATACAATAAAGTATGATATAGATTTTACAACAACTGAAGTCACTAATAACTTAGCAAAGGGTAGAATTACAGAACGTATTGACGAGTATGGTAATAGAGCTGATTATGATTTTGTCGCAGTTCAATTTAAAAGATATAGTACATATTATTGCGAAAGATTTTATCAAGGTACAGTATCTATTGATAGTGGGAACGGATTGGTAACAGGTATAGGTACTACATTTAGTTCAGATTTTATAGAAGGAGATGTATTGGCAGTTTATACACCGTACAATTCTCCAATTGGTTGTTTTATGTATTATGAAATAATTGCTGTTAACGATAATACTAGTATGCAAGTTACAGGAACAACAATTGTATCAATGACTAATGTTGGTTATTCTCGTGGAGAGTATATGGGACAATTGAATCCATTTCAGTGTAATTTGTTTACATCCTCAGGATATAGTGAATACTATACTTTTAATAATAATCAAAATTATAATACTTATTTAGGAAATTATGCGTCTCTTTATAATAGTGATGAAAATACATTTTTATTATCAAACAACGTTTTTTTAAATGGGAACTATGAAAATAATGTATTCGGAGATGGAGTATTTAGTAATACTTTTGATGATGATATGGATTCTAATACTACAGGTACATATTTTCAATATAATATTATAAACGATGATTTTGATAGAAATAAAGTAGGGGTTAGATTTAGAAATAATATTATAATTTGTGATATGGCAGATAATAGAATTGGAAATTATTTTGAATATAATATGTTGGGAGATGATGATGGACAAGATTTTGATAATAATTTTATTGGAGATGGATTCGCAAGAAATTTCTTGACTTTCAGCAATGGTGATTTCTATAATAATAATATTGGAGATGATTTTTATGAAAATCTAATTGATAGAAGTTTTCAGAATAATTCGATGATAGGAACTGTATATCAGAATTCATTTATAGGTAATTTTAATGAAAATAAAGTAGGTTACAACTTTTATCAAAATTCTATATATAATAATTTTTGGAAAAATAATATTGGCGACAGTTTCAATACTAATACAATAGGAATAATTAATAATATAGGAGGATATTTGTTTGAGAATAATGAAATTATGAATAATTTCAAAGGAAATTTAATATTGACAAATTTTTGGAGTAATAGATTAAAAACAGATTTCAAAGGAAATCAGATATTTCAAGAATTTGGATATAACAATATAGGTTTCGGTTGTACGGTTAATAATTTTTCTGGTCAAACTAATCAAAACACAATTGGTGATTATTGTTATTTAAATAATTTAGGTGATTTTTCTCATAATTCTATTGGTGTAAATTTTTCATCAAATGAAATACAGGATGGATTTGGTTTTGGAGGAGGTCAATATAAAGGAAATATTATAGGAAATAATTTCTATGATAATACAATAGGAGAATATTTTTATGATAATTTTATAAGAGATAATTTTACAAACAATACTGTAGTAGATTATTTCCAACAAAATACTATTACAAACGATGTCGCTTTCATAGATTTTACAACTGCAACTACGGTTTATGGTTATTATAACTGTAATATATTCAGAAGATCGGATCAGGCTTTGAGACTTTCTTATTATGATGAAAATGATGTTTTAGTAATAACAGATATAACAAATTAAAATAATGTTAACAAGATATATAATAAATAAGCTTATTATTAACAATACCGACAAATAAAGCAAATCAATTTTGTTCGAGTGGAATATTGTCATTTGAAGTTTATGCAGATTAAAACAAAAAATTTTAAAAAATATAAAAATGATAAAATTAATAAAAAGGACTACGGATAATAAATTTTTAAAATCCATAGATAATGATAATTGGGTTGATGATTCAAGAGATGGTTTCGAAATGACTTATTTAGAATGTGAAAATATTAAATCAATACTTTTAAACTCATATTCCGAAGAACAAATCAAAGAAATAGTAAATTTAACTAAGTCTAAATTCACTACAAAACAAGAAAGAAAGATTATTAAAAATTTACTTAAATAAATAAAAATGAGAATAAATATATTAACTGAAAATTCAAAAGTTGAACAAGTTAGAGAAGCTTGGGTTAGCAAAGATATTATGAAGATACCTGTTTCTCCAACTGGTGAATATCCGGCAACCCATTGGTTTTGCACTATGGCTGGAGAAGAGTCAAAAATGAATCAAATTTTAGCAAAACAAAATTTATCAATAATGGAAGCAAATATTGGTCCAAAAGAATTCTTAGATAAATGGGGTCTGAAACTTATAAAAAAATAGAGAATTTTATCAGTGATTCACAAGTTGAACAAATAATAGTTTGGACAAAATCTTTGAATCATTCCTATAAAAAACCAAATCATCATTTAAATGAAATATCTAAAACATTAAATGGTAATTCATTTATTTTTGATATATCTAACAACGAAATGACTAATTATATAACTGAATACCAATCAATTGGAGAAATTTTTTATAATAAACCTCCAGAATTTATACTCGATTTACAAAAAAAAATAGCAGATCATTTTAACTTTGATTTGAACAATACTTTTTTACAAGTTGTAAATATGGATAAAGGTGGTGAAGTTAGTCCTCACTACGATGCTTCAGTAGATGGTTTTATAAATTATAAATGTAATTTATCTGTTTTGTCAGAAGACTATGATTTTTTTGTTGAGAAAGATAAATTTTTAGTAAAAAATAAAGATTTGTATTGTTTTGAAGCCTCTTTGTTCAAGCATAAAACTGGAAAATTTAATTCACAAAGAATAATGTTAAGTTTTGGTTTTATGATTCCTTATGAAAAAATGAACAGAAATGAAAATGATCCAAGAGTTAGATTAAGTAAAAGAATTAAAAAATATTTTCAAAATAATAAATAAAAAAAATAAACTATGGCTACAGTTACATATAACGTAAATATTGAAACTACATACGAGAATTTAAAGAGTTTAATTACTGGCTCAACACTTTCTCCCGGTTCAACATATAAAATAACAGGATTTAATAAAAATAGATTAAGTGGTTCCACGGATAACCCATTTGGTCACTTGCCAGAAATTTTATATGATGATGGTAATGATTTGGGAATTACAATCTATATGCAAGCTATTTCGACATCAGAAATATCTGATGCTGGTTTTGGGGAATTTTATAATCCAAAATACATAACTGATCCAAATAGTTACTTAAACAATGATGGTTCTGGTTTAATGGGAATATGGGACGGTGATAATCCAGATTTATCAGCAATTCCTATTTACACTATTGGTCAAGTTGTTTACTGGGGTGGATATGCTTGGGAAAACATAAGCGGTAATACGGGTAGTTCAGTTGATGCTTTTGAATTGGATGGTACAGATTGGTTAAAATTGCCTTATTCAAATGTAACACATTACAACAAAATTATTGATGAAATAAAAGTAGATTGGACTAACGGAATTTTAATAGAGAGATATAATGCTGATAATCAAATTTTAGCTAAATATGATCCATCACAATATTCATGGTGGATAAACGAAACACAGTTATATTTAAAATATAATCCAATTGTTGGCATTCCATTTGGTCTATATTCTGATGTTTTATTTGCTGAAACTAATAATTATTTTTTAGGAATATCAAATTTGAAAATAGTAAACTCACGTTGCGAATTAATTAATTTTAAAGGAGATTTAGCAATTAATATAAGTTTAGATCATTCATATTTATATGATAACTATTTTGGTTTACAAACTAGATTAAATGCAATTGAATTGGATAGTTTTTGTTATTTTCAAAATAATAGCCTTAATAGTGGCAGTACTATTGAGTCTTGTAAATTATATTCATCATGTGATATATATGGTAATTTTTTGACTGCTAGTACTATGAACCGCTTATTTATGAATGAAAGCTGCAATATAAATCAAAATATATTTCTAAATAATAATTTGTATAATAATATTTTAAACTTCGAATCATCAATATATAGTAACAATGCTAGTAATTCAAACATAAGTTATAATAATATTAATAATAGTTCGCAGATATATAATAATATTTTACAAAATTCTAGCAATATAGTTGAAAATTTTATTGATAATCACAGCAAAATTGCTGAGAATAATTTAACCTCAAGTCAAATAAATCAAAATTATTTAAAAAGTTTTTCAGAAATAACCTATAATCAATTTAGTAGTGTTTTTTGTAATTTTAATCATTGTCAAAATGCTTCTTTAATAAATTATAACATATTTGATGGGTCAAATATTTCTGAAAATACTTTGAAAAATAGTTGCAATATTAATTACAACACAGGTATTACTACATCACATATTTATAGAAACGAATTAAATGACAGTGTCATTTCATTTAATTATAATAGGACATATTCTCTTATAGCATCAAATATTTTAGCTGCTTCATCTATTAGTTATAATCAGTTATTAGATTCTGAAATATTGTATAATAAAATAATGCCTGAATCCAGTATTGATCAATGTCTTTTGGATACAAGTGATATTGTTAGAAATTATTTAGAAAATTCTGATCTTAATACAAACTCTTCTGGTATATTAACAGGTAAAATAATTCAAAATAATTATTGTGAAAATGCTACTGTGGTTGGAGATTTTACAAGTTCTACATACATATATGATTCTCAAACTAAAAAAATATTTACTAGAGAGGGTGGTGTATCGAAGTTAGGCTTTTATGACACTTCGAATAATTTTGTAGTATTTGATGTAAATGCTTGATTAATTTTTGAAAGTGTATTTAATCAAAAAAGTTTAATATCATTATTGAATAATTGAAAATATCAATTTTTAAACAATTTTAATTTTTTTTCCTGCGACTTTCAAAATTTATTTACTATTTATTTTAAATTGAATAGGAAAATTGAAAGCTCAAAATATATCAGGAAGAAGGATCAAAGTTGAGTATGGGTTCAGAAATATCAGAAAAAGAGAACTTTTGGAGCCCGGACAAATCATCGAAATCGATGAATTTGATCAAGATTATCTGAATAAATTGGGTGTTTTTAGGATGGGAGAAATGATAATAATTAATGAGGAACCAATCGATAAAATGGCTCAAGCAAAAAAAGATGCTGAACAATATATAAACCAAAATAAATAAACAAAAAAATTAAATATAAAAATAAATGGCACAAACAGTATTCGTTTCACCGGGAGTATACACAAGAGAGCAAGATTTCACATTCTTCGCTTCAAGAATAGGTTTAACCAGACTTGGATTGGTCGGTTTAACGCCCAAAGGTCCTGCTTTTGAACCAATAAAAATTGCTTCATCAGAAGGGTTTTCTAATAGATTTGGTAATCCAAACTCTGATTATCCTTTAACATATGTTGCATACAGATTTTTATCACAATCATCTGAATTGACTCTTACAAGAGTACTTGGTAAGGTTGGTTATTCAGGTTCAAATGCATGGTTGATAACTTCGGAGGCTTCTGCATATGAGTGGAGTGGTACTACGCTATCTGTTATCAAAAGTAAAAAAGATCCGAATACTGGAAATTTTTATTATACTGGTTCTACAGATTTAACATTATTTGGAACAAGTACTTTATTAAATTCATTTGGAATTTCTGGAACAACAGGACCTATCACTGGATTTTCTAGTTCAGCTATAACTGTATCACTTAATGAAGCTGATGATACTTATATTTTGAAATTAGTGGGTCAAACCCCTAAAAGTTTTGATGGTGATACTGGTTTTTATGTAGATTCAATTTTCCCACACTTAATTGGTCAATGTGCTACATATACAGCATCAACAATTGCTGGTAACATAGGAACAGCATTGACAACTTCATTTGAATTTAAGTCAAATGATGCATATAAGGATTATACAGAACAATTCAGGAATTCTATAACTCCAATGATTGTTGGTCAGGTTGTAGGAAGTACGGTTAGGGATTTGTTTAAAGTTGAAACTATATCTGATGGTGATGCTTCTGCTGCAGAAATAAAAGTTTCTTTTGTAAACTTAGATCCTGCCAATAATACATTTGATTTAGTTGTAAGAAGATTTTTCGACACTGATGCAAGTACTTTGACTAGTGGTAGATTAGAATTGTTCCGTCAATGTACAATGGATAGAACTAAGCCAAACTTTGTTGGTAAAATGATAGGTACAACGGATGAAATATATCCAAGACAATCAAATTACATAACAATAACTTTAGCAGATAATTTCCCACAAGATCAAGTTCCTGCTGGTTTCAGAGGTTATACATTAAGAACTGGCACAACTGCTAATGTTCCTCAAATTCTTTATAAAACAAGTTACCTTTCTTCAGATACTGTTTCTAAAACATATTTAGGTTGTTCTGAATTAGCATATACTGGTTTAACATCTGTTGTTGTAGGTGTAAAAAATGCAATACAAACTTTAGAAAAAGATATTTTTAAATTCCAAGGTTCTGATTCAACAGATGTAGCTACTGTTAAAGGTTTTCATATGGAAAGCACAGCTCCAACATCTACTTTCTATACTGGTATTGAAACAAGTTTGACTGATTATGAAAAACCAGAAAGAAAATTCACAGTAGCTCCTTTTGGTGGATTTGATGGATGGCAACCTTATACAATTCCAACCTTCACTAATGATGTTGCTGATGAAGACAATTTAGACGCATTTAAACTTTGTGTTGATTTAATGGCACCACCTGAGTCTGTGGATATAAATGTATTTGCTGCTCCAGATGTAAATTATTCAGATAATTTGAATGCTGTTAATTATTGCTTGACTATGGTTGAAGATAGAGCAGACTCTATATATGTAATAGAAAGTCCAAGATTGTCTACTGATTCTGCAAAAGCAACCGCTTCACAAGCTGCTGCTGCTGTAGAAGAATCTGGTATTGATTCTAGTTATGCAGCTACATATTGGCCTTGGATTCAAATTGAAGACCCAACAAGTAATAAATTCATTTATATTTCTCCAACTTCAGAAGTTGTAAAAAATATAGCTTTAACTGATAATATTGCATATTCTTGGTACGCACCAGCAGGTCTAAATAGAGGTCAAGTGACTTGTGTTAGAGCTGACATAAATCTCTCTAGAGATGATCGTGATACTTTGTATGATGCAAATATTAATCCGATTAATACAGTTGCTCAACAAGGTGTAACAATTCAAGGTCAGAAAACTATGCAAATTGAACAATCTGCTTTGGATAGAATAAATGTTAGAAGATTGTTGTTACAAGTTAGAAGATTAGTTGCAGCTGCTTCACAGACATTGTTATTCGAACCAAACGATCAAACAGTGCGTGACCAATTCTTAGCAAAAGTTGAGCCTATATTGTTACAAATACAAAATCAGAGAGGTATATTCGCATATAAAGTTACAGTAGATGATTTTAATACAGCTACTGAAGATTCTGATAGAAATACTTTAACTGGTAAAATAGCAATTAAACCTACACCGGCTCTTGAATTTATAGATCTTACATTCCAAGTTCTTCCTACTGGAGCAAATTTTGAAGATTTCTAAAAAAATCAAAAAAATAAAAAATAATAACATAAAATATAAAAATATAAAAATAAATGGCACAAACAGTATTCGTTTCACCGGGAGTATATACAAGAGAGCAAGATTTCACGTTCTTCGCTTCAAGAATAGGTATAACTAGATTGGGAATGGTGGGATTAACCTTAAAAGGTCCCGCATTTGAACCAGTAAAAGTTCCATCACAAGAGAATTTCTTGTTCAGATTTGGTGGTACCAATCCAGATTATCCTTTGCCTTACGTGGCAAATGCATTTTTGAATCAATCGTCTGAGTTGACGATGACAAGAGTGTTAGGAAAAGTTGGTTTCACAAATTCTCCTGCATGGATCATCTCTGCACCTACTGGAGCTTTATATTCTGGTACAACATCTAGATCTGGAATAACTTTTAATGCAAATACCACATCAGTTATAAACTTTACAATTAATACATTAGAGGATTATATTGGTGGTGTTAGTGGTGATATTTCTGGTAATACCGCTGGTGGTAACACTGTAAATATTCACTTCAGTGGTTCTGTAACAACAGCTGTTTATTCTGCAGCATTCAATGTTGTAGCATCTTCGCTTGGTATTATATCTACTGGTGGTAATGGGACTGATTTGATAATTCCAGATACTTTCTCATTGAACAGTAACGTAAGTATATCGAATGACTATTCTGGAGCAACTTTATGTGTTATTAGAAGTAAAAAAGATGGAAATGGTACTCCATATTATTCGGCAGAAACAGATTTGACTGTGTCTGGTTTAGGATCTCCTCTAGGTGTATTTAGTTTATCCGGTGGATCTAATACACCATTGACTGCTTTAACTAATTCAACTCTTAATGTTTCTTTAGATGAAACACAAAAAAGTTATATAGTAAATTCTTTAGGTACTAATCCAAAAAATGTAGCAGGCGATTATGGTTTATTTGTTGATGTTGTGACACCTCATTTTATAAGACAAGCATTTTCGGCAGGAACTTTAAATCTACTTGAAGGTTTATCGTATTCCAATACGGTTAATTTTACAAATTTTGCAGATTCATATAAGAATTCTACAACACCGATGATTGTTTCAAAAGTTATAGGTTCATCAGTAAGAGATATGTTTTATTTTGAAACAGTTTCTGATGGAGATGCCTCATCTAGAGAAATAAAAATTTCTATAGCTAATATAGACAACACAAATAAAGTATTTGATGTTGTTATTCGTAAATTCGAGGATACAGATGCTAATACTTTAACTAATGGAAGATTGGAATTATATAGGGGTCTTACAATGGATGACACTCAGCCGAATTTCATAGGTAAAGCAATAGGTACAACAGATGAAACATATCCAAGAGTTTCCCAATTCGTAACTGTGACTTTGGCTGATAATTTCCCAAGAAACACAGTTCCGGCAGGTTTTAAAGGTTACAATTTGAGAACATTCGCAGATTCAGGTTTAACTTCTACTCAATTATTATACAAAACATCATATGCTGCTACTGATACTGTTTCTAAAACATATTTAGGAATTTCTGAATTAGCTTATACTTTGTTTACTGCTAATTTAGTAGGTCAAAAGGCTTCAATAAAATCAATAGAAGCAGATTTATTTAAGTATCAAGGTGCTATCACAACTGGTGTTACAACAATAAAAGGCTTCCACATGGAAAGTGGTGCAACAACAGATTTGTTTGTAACTGGTACAAAAGGCTCTATTTCAGATTATACAAAATCTCAGGCTAAATTCACTGTAGCTCCGGCTGGTGGTTTCGACGGATGGAATCAATTTAGAACAGTTACATTTACTGATGACGCTAATGATTTAGACAACGTTCAAGCATTCAAAGATGCTGTAGATTTAATGGCAATCCCTGAAACAGTAGATGTTAATTTATTTGCCACTCCTGATTTAAATTGGTTTGATCATTATAAATCAGTAGAACATTCATTGACAATGGTTGAAAATAGAGCTGATGCAGTTTATATTATAGATGCTCCTCGTTATGCATCTGATGGTTCTCAAGATAGTGCTGCAATAGCAACCGATTTACAAGGAGTAGGATTAGATTCAAATTATGCAGCAACATACTGGCCTTGGATTCAAATTTTCGACGCTACATATCAACAATTTGTATTTACTTCTCCAACATCTCAAGTTGTTAAAAGCATAGCATTAACTGATAACATTGCTTATCCATGGTTTGCACCTGCTGGTTTAACAAGAGGTAAAGTTGATTGTGTGAAAGCTGATGTTAAATTAACTAGAGATGATAGAGATAATCTTTATGATGTAAATATCAACCCTATAAACACAACAATTCAAGAAGGTGTTACAATTCAAGGTCAAAAAACTCTTCAGGTTAAGCAATCTGCTCTTGATAGAATTAACGTAAGAAGACTCTTGTTGCAAGTTCGCAGATTGATTGCTGCAGCTTCTCAGACCTTGTTATTCGAACCTAACGATCAGACTGTACGTGACCAGTTCTTAGCTAAAGTTGAACCTTTGTTATTACAAATTCAAAACCAAAGAGGTCTTGCAGGATTCAGAGTAGTAGTTGACGATTTTAATAATGCTTCTGTAGATAGTGATAGAAATACCTTAACTGGTAAGATTCAAATCAAGCCTACTCCAGCTCTCGAATTCATTGACTTAACTTTCCAAGTTCTTCCTACTGGTGCTAATTTTGAAGACTTTTAATAAATAAAAGTTTTATAAAGAAAAGGGATCTGAAAAGGTCCCTTTTTTTATTTTATGTATGAAAGTATTCACTATTTTTTTATATAAATTATTTTTATTATGTGTCAAATAAAAATAAAATTATTTATTTATTTTTCATTCCTGAATTGAATATAAGTAAGATTGGAATAAGCAGAAATGCTACTAAAAGATTAAGTCAATTACAAACTGGTTGTCCTTATCAAATACAATTAATTAAAACATATAGTTCAGAATTTTCTACTAAAATTGAAAGAGTATTACATAGGTCATTCAGAACAAAAAAAGTTGATTCGTTTGAATATGCCTTGTTAGGAGAATGGTTTAATTTAGAAATAGATTCAATATTAAAATTCGAGGAAATTTGCTCTGAAATAGAGAAAAATATTATCTATTTAAAGAAAGAAAACAATCCTTTTCTATGATATGTGAAGTACAAATTTCATACTTCCGCAATCCCAAATTCTATCCATTCTATTTTTTTTTGCTATTTGCCATTCAGTCAATTCAGAATTTTCATTGAATAATTTTATTAATTTTTGTTTATTATATTTGAAACGGTGATATCTTATAAAATAGTTACTTTTTTCGAAGTAAAAATAATTAGGTTTAGTTGTATTGATATATTCGAAATTGCATTTATGGTAAACAGTATTTTCCGGATTTAAACCACTCCAACGACAATCTGCATAAGTGAAAATCTCTTTAGTTTCAGGATTGTTTTTTAAAAAATGATTTAAAAGTTTTTCAAAACCCCCAATAATATTATAGTCAATTTTAGAGCAAAAACGAGATAATTCTACTGAATTTTCTTTGTCCTGATTATTTTTTAATTTGTTTCCAAGGGCTAGTCTAGGTTTACAAAAAGTCATTACTGAAACAATTTCATTTTTTAAAAATAAACCATAACTTTTGAAGTTCACATCATTTCCCTGTATATGATTTTCTTCTAAAAATAATTTCTTTTCCATAAATGTGATTTCTTTTATTTCACAATTTCTTGCATAAATTTTATTAGGCGTTAAATTCAAATAATTCTTAATTCTACTTTTCACTATATCCTTTTTAAACATCCATTCATCTTCAAAAATATGTATCAATTTAATATTTTCATTATTACATAATTGAGATTTTTTTAAATGATAATTGGGAAGTTTGTTTCCACCCATTTCAGAGTGAAAATAATTCCCATTCAATTCAAATGCTATTTTGTGATCTTGTAAGTAGAAATCTAACTCCAGAGGAGCAATAATTTTTTTTGTATTCTCAACATATTCTAGATTTAGTGAATCTAAAAAATCTTTGAATTCACCTTGTTGTTTTGAAATGCTAGTTAATGGATAACATCTTCTACAAATTGGTATAGAATCAAAAGACCATTCGAATATATTGTCACATAATTTACAAGTAAGTTGATATTTCAAATAGTGTAATTTGCCTTCATCTGTCTTTATTCTTAATTTATTGTATTGATTAATATCGAACTTCAAATCATTTTTAGCTAAAATTTCCTTTATTTTATTTGTTTTGTTTAGCTTTTGGATGCCCAAATAAAGATCAGAGCTAAAATAATAATCTGAATTAAATTTATTTTGGTTTGTTTTTTTTAAATTATCTTTGCATTTATCAGTTTGTAAAGTATAATCAACTCCGTATTTATCTCTATTTGTTTGTTTGAGTTTGTCTAAGGACTCTTTAGTTTTGAGGTGATGATCAACTTTATATTTATCTAAAGTTGTTTTTTTTGCTTTCTCTCTATTATTAAAATTTGGATCATTATATTTTAATAATTTTGTTTGATCAGATTTTTCTTTATAATCCTTTATTTTAGATGGGTGTTCTACATCATACTTCTCTTTCAAAGAGCTCTTTATTTTTTCATAATTATTATATTTCTCATCTCCGTATTTTTCCTTCTTGATTTGTTTTAAATTATCATAATAATTATCAGTTTCAAAAAAACTTTTTTTACCATATTTTTTTTCTATGGTATCAAAAATTTTTTTCATCCTTTCGTCTTTATGGTTTTTTCTATATAATTCAGTGCATTTTTCACTGCAATTTTTTTTGTTTTTCTTGTTACCAGCATCGAATTCCTTTTTGCATGTTTCACAAACTTTAACTCGTTGAATTTTAGGTCTTCCCATTGTTTTTATATATGATATATAATATTGTGTTAATGTAAATATACATAAAAAAATAAAAAAAACTCAAATTTTTTTTTTTTACTTTATTTATTAATAAATAAAAACTTAAATATCATGCCAACACTAATGTTTAGACCGGTTCCAATTGATCAGGAACCTAAAATGAAAAACAGATTCGTTCTTGAATTTCCTACGGAATTAGGTATTGAATCTTATCTAGTACAGACTTCCAAGAAGCCTTCGATATCAATAGATAAAGTAGATATTCCTTACATGAATACTAAAACATACATTGCTGCGAAATACGCTTGGGATGAAATGGATGTTACGTTTATCGATGTTATCGGACCTTCTACGACTCAGAAAGTAATGGAGTGGGTTCGTTTACATGCTGAATCTACAACTGGTAAAATGGGTTACGCAGTAGGTTACAAGAAAAACCTTGTATTGAAAGCTCTTGATCCAGTAGGTGTAGAAGTCGAAAAATGGACTCTTGTTGGATGTCAAATAGTTAAAGCATCTTTTGATGATTACGATTATGGTGCAGCAGAACTTGCAAAAGTGAGCATCACAATCCAACCAGATAGATGTTTATTATCAGCATAATAACAAAATAAAATATTTTCGGTTTTTTATTGTGAGCGACACTGAAAAAGTGTCGCTTTTTTTATAACTCATAGTCATCAAACCTTTTTTTATTCTATTTATTTGAAATGAGATATTAATGTCAAAATTAAGAATTTATAAGGAATTTTACAGAATAGATTATATAGACGGAGTAAATGATAATTATACATTAATTGACCCATTTTCATTAACCGCAGCAACGTATAATTTTAGTACAAGTCAAGTAGTTGAAAGTTTAACAACTACTCAAGAAAGTTTGGGTAATTATTATATTGAATTAAACGGTTCTCTTTACACGTTTCCTACAGTTTATCAAATAATTTGGTATGTAGAATATTTGAATAATGGAATTGTAAAACAATTGAGAACTAAATTCTTATTTGATCCTGTTAAAAATTATATAATTTCTGAATTGGATATAGAATTTTCTAAATATGTAAATATAAATTATGAAATAAGCAATTCTGTTCCTTTAGATTATGAAATTAAAATAAATTAAGATGAACCAAAAACCATTTATAATAAAAAGAAATGATACATTGCCAGATTTGCAAATAAACATTAAAACAAGAAGTTGTATAAATGCCATTATACCTTTTGATTTGTCTAATGTAACAGGTTGCACATTTTCAATGATAGATGAGTGTGGTTCTGTTGTAATAGCTTCTAATACGGCTCAAGTAATTAATGCATCAGCTGGAACAGTTCAATATACTTGGTTGGAAGGGGATACAAGTATGAGTGGTAAATTTCAAGGAGAATTTGAATTGTTTTTTGACGATGGAAAAAAAATATCCATACCTAGCTTAGGGGGAATTGAAATATTCATAGATCAAGATATTAATAATTTATAAATAGAATAGATGTCCGGTTATTACATAATACCTGTTGTTGGTGGTTCACAATTTAGCGGAGGTACAGTATCTGGAGATACTAACTTTTTGTCTAATTTATCAGCTAATACTTTTTATTTAACCAATACACCCAATAACAATAATTCATCTAATTATGTACTTGTTTATAATAACACAACAAATGTAATTGAATACCGAGACGCATCCTCGATTGGAGTGTTGGGTAATTTCTTACCAATAAGTGGTGGGACTTTGACAGGTCAATTAAACGTACCTTCAATTTCTGGAAGTTCAATAACTGGATTTACTTTTTATTCAGGATCAACTCCTTTACAAAATATATTCCCTTACAGTGGAACAAATATAGGATCAGGATCAACTGGAATTTTTGCTCAGAAAAATAATGATTTATTAGAATTTAAAACCTTATCTGCTGGAACAAAAGTTTCAATAACAGGAACCTCTGATACTGTAATTATTTCAACATCCGGAATAAATAACTATTATATCCAAACCATTGCACCATCTGGAACTACAAATTCTCCACTATACGATGGAGATAGATGGTTCAATACAGTTAACGGTTTAGAGTTTGTTTACATAGATGATGGTAATTCTTCCCAATGGGTTGAGATTTTTGCTGCGACACCACAGTATGAAAATTACGGAACTTATGAAATAAATGTAAACTCTTTTAATTTATCATTCGATTATTTTTATTATGGAATTATTTATGATGGGGCAGTAAATTTATACTTACCGTCTTGCACTGGTTTAGATGGTAAAAAATTAACTATAAAAGATGAATTAGGAAATTGTAATCAATTAGGAAAAAGAATAAGAATATCTGGAGCAACAGGAGAAAATATAGATGGAAATAATTATGTGGATATGGCAATATCAAAAATGGCTTTACAAGTAATATCAAGATCAAATAACTGGTATATAATATAAAAAATAAATGAGTTACATATTCAATAGCAATTCAACAGTTTCATTCGCAGATAATGCAACAATAGATGCATTCGGTAGACTTCGAGTTTCTGAAATTACTAGTTATTTAGAATTAAAATATTTATCTGATAAACAACCACTATTGGTAGATGAAATTATTAGTGGTTCTTCTACCTCTGCTTTTAATTCCAATAACTCAGAAATTAATATGAATGTTTTTGGTTCTGGAGATCTTGTAATTAGACAATCGAAATATAGAGGAATATATCAACCCGGAAAGGGTCAATTGTTTGAAGCTAGTTTTTCTGATTTTAATATTGAATCTGACGTTATAAAAAGGGTCGGATATTTTTCATCTTCTTTTGATATACCATATTCATCAACTCTAGATGGATTCTTTTTAGAATCAAATGGAGTTGATAATTCAATATCATTTCAAATATGGAAGAAAGGTACTCAAATTTTTAGTGGTGGAACTGATTCTTGGAATAATAATGAATTTGACATTACAGCATTAGATTGGAGTAAAACAAATCTTTGTTTAGTGGATTTTCAATGGCTTGGAGTAGGACGAGTTAGATTCGGATTAAATTTAAGTGGTATAACTTATTTCTTTGCTGAGCATTCTGGTACTGGTCATTTGGATAATGTATATATGGTTTCTCCAAATCAGCCTATAAGATATGAAATAAGATCTTCTGGTGGTGCTGGACAATTCAATCAGATATGTTCTCAAGTAAGTATCGAAGGATCATTAAACTCACTAAATAAAACAGTTGGATTAAGTAATGCTACTGAGATAACATGTTCTACTTCAGGAGTTACATATCCTATAATAGGATATAGATTAAAAACTGGTTCTACATTTTCAAACGCTATAATTGATTATGTGGCTGTTTTACAAACAACAAACGATAATTATTTGGCAAGTATACAGTTTAATCCAACTTTAAGTTCTCAACCTTCATATACTGATGTAAATAATTCATCAATACAATATGCTGTTGGTAATGGAACTATTACGGTTACTTCAGCTGGTCATATTATTTCTAACTATATAGGTAAAGCAGGAAGTTTAGGAACAGATAAATTTGATTATAAAGATAATTCAATAAAACCCGGAGTTGGAATAAGTGGAAACCAAGATACTGTTTGGTTTTGTGTTACTCCACTTTCAAATAATAGCAAATTCAGAACTTCAATAAACATAAATTACTTTGATTAAAAAATGCCAATAAATTTTCCAATAAATCCAACTATAGGTCAAACCTATACCTATGATTCGAAAACATGGGAATGGGAAGGTAGTTATTGGAAAGCATTGGGGATTGTTCCCGCAAATGGTTCTTCTGGAACAAGTGGTAGTGCAGGTAGTTCTGGTACAAGTGGTAGTTCGGGTAGTTCAGGAACTAGCGGTAGTTCGGGTAGTGCAGGTACATCAGGAAGTTCTGGTAGTGCAGGTACATCGGGTAGTTCAGGAAGTTCTGGTGAAAACGGAAGTTCTGGTTCATCTGGTAGTGCAGGTACATCGGGCAGTTCAGGAAGTTCTGGTGCAAACGGCAGTTCTGGCTCATCTGGTAGTGCAGGTACATCGGGTAGTTCAGGAAGTTCTGGTTCATCTGGTAGTGCAGGTACATCGGGTAGTTCAGGAAGTTCTGGTGTAAACGGAAGCTCTGGTTCATCGGGTAGTGCAGGAAGTGCAGGCACATCGGGTAGTTCAGGAAGTTCTGGTATAAACGGAAGTTCTGGTTCATCTGGTAGTGCAGGAAGTGCAGGCACATCGGGTAGTTCAGGAAGTTCTGGTGCAAACGGCAGTTCTGGTTCATCGGGTAGTGCAGGAAGTGCAGGCACATCGGGTTCATCTGGTAGTGCAGGTACATCGGGATCTTCTGGTAGTTCTGGAGTTAACGGAAGCTCTGGTTCAGCAGGTACATCTGGGGTAGATGGTGCTAGTGGAACTTCTGGAACAAGTGGAACTTCAGGATCATCTGGTAGTGCAGGTACATCAGGTTCATCAGGAAGTTCTGGTGCAAATGGAAGCTCAGGCTCATCAGGAATAAATGGAAGTTCAGGTTCATCTGGGATAAATGGAAGTTCAGGTTCTTCTGGTAGTGCAGGTATATCGGGAAGTTCTGGTTCATCTGGGATTAATGGAAGTTCTGGTTCTTCTGGTGAAAATGGAAGTTCAGGCTCTTCTGGTAGTGCAGGTACATCAGGAAGTTCTGGTTCATCTGGAATAAATGGAAGTTCTGGTTCTTCTGGTAGTGCAGGTACATCGGGAAGTTCTGGTTCATCTGGTAGTGCAGGTACATCGGGTTCATCTGGTAGTGCAGGAACTAGTGGTAGTTCTGGCAGTGCGGGTACATCTGGTTCATCTGGTAGTTCTGGTATAAATGGTAGCTCAGGTTCATCTGGTAGTGCAGGTACATCGGGTTCATCTGGTAGTGCAGGAACTAGTGGTAGTTCTGGCAGTGCAGGTACATCAGGATCTTCTGGTAGTTCTGGTATAAATGGAAGTTCCGGTTCATCTGGAAGTTCTGGTACAAGTGGTAGTTCGGGTAGTGCAGGAACATCTGGTTCATCTGGTAGTTCTGGTACATCAGGATCATCTGGTAGTGCAGGAACTAGCGGTAGTGCAGGTTCATCAGGCACAAGTGGTAGTGCAGGTAGTTCAGGAACTAGCGGTAGTGCAGGTTCATCTGGCACAAGTGGTAGTGGAGGTAGTTCAGGTATAGATGGAAGTTCCGGTTCATCTGGAAGTTCTGGTACATCAGGATCATCTGGTAGTGCAGGAACATCTGGTTCTGCTGGTACATCCGGTTCATCAGGTAGTGCAGGTTCATCCGGCATTGATGGTGTGTCAGGCGGACAAAATTACTTTTTGAATTATTCGGTAACTCAAAGTCCTTTAACATATAAAGAATTAGGTCGTTTTACGACAGGTGCTGGTCAGCAAACGGTCGCAATTACTTTGACATCAAATCAACAAGATGTATTGTTTGGTGAGTTCATTACTGATGTTGGAGATCCAAATGTTTTGATTATACCAAATGGTATTTGGCACAGTTATGTTTATTGGACTAAACCTACAGACCTTTCTGATTGTGAATATTATTTCACAATAACAAAAAGAGAATCTGGTGGTACAGAAACTTTGTTATTCACATCAGATAGTGTTAAAATAGGTTGGAATGGAAATAACACAACACCTGTTGAAACAAAAGCAAATGGTGTTGTTCCTACCAATATTTTGGACTTAACGGACAGATTAATAATTAGGGTTTATGTAAATAACAATGATCCTCTCAATAGGCTTGTAACTTTTTATACTGAAGATGCTACATATTCTTATGTGGTCACAACTTTATCCACGCCATCTGGAACATCAGGCAGTGCAGGTTCATCTGGTACTTCTGGTTCATCTGGTAGTGCAGGAACAAGTGGCAGTGCAGGTTCATCTGGTACATCAGGTAGTTCAGGATCATCTGGTACAAGCGGTAGTGCAGGTAGTTCTGGTATAGACGGAAGTTCCGGTTCATCTGGAAGTTCGGGCACAAGCGGTAGTTCGGGTAGTGCAGGAACAAGTGGTAGTTCGGGTAGTTCAGGAACTAGCGGTAGTGCAGGTAGTTCTGGTATA